GCTTATACACACCACAGCTACCCATAGCAGTAAAATAACTAACAGCGTCAACACCATGTAAAGTTGTAATCAACTTAGAAGCAAAAGAAAATGCATTACATATGAAGTCACCATCAATAATAATTTTATACATTCTATTATGAAATCTCTGAACATCCATGCGTTGAGCAACAGTCAACAAACTTTGAGGACTCAAATGAACAAAAATAGAACGTTTATGAGCATCACGAAGTGATTCTAAGTTTATACGACATCCTGAATGACCCTTATGATAATGTTTACAATAAGGACATTTCTTTACAGGAGATCTAATAGTTTCTCTCTCAATTTTATTTTTAGGAATTACTCTAATTATAGGATCAGGTTTACTTTGACGTGTTATGACTACATTATGTGAACCATTAGGAACAACAATTTTTGCAGTTGTTTGAGGTATAGTTTCTAAATACTTATAAAAAGCATTATCACCAAGGCGTAAAGAAAGCTCACCAACCTTGATTATAGCATTAGCATCATAATTATATATATTAAAATTTGCATTTGGTTGTCTAACAACTTTCTTAATACCAGAAGGTTGTGGATTACGTTTAACAGGTCCAGACTCTTTAACAACAGAATCTTTAGGAACACAACCAGCAAAATGAACACAATTCCTACCAGTACACGTTAAACCACAATTATGCTTAGCATCTATTTTCATTGAATGCTCAGGACAATTCTTATAATGAATACATTCTTTCTTTATATCTACGGAATTGCGTATTGGAATACTAATTTCATCAGCTTTTCTTTTTAAAAGATTTTTAAGCGACTTACCAGCAAACCATGCAACACATCCATATAAAGCAAAAGAAGCAACAATTACAATTTCTTCTCCATAAGTAGTCAAGAAATTATGAACTTTATGCTCAACTGTGGGTATAGTATTTACTTTACGAGAATAAATAACATCCGTTGTAGAATCAATAACAATTAAGGGAGCATCAGGTTGTACCTTACCAATAACATAACTCAATAGACTTTTAAAAGGTCCAAAAGAGCATTTTCGACCGACATTTTTAGCAATTGCATACCAACTTGAAAAGTCAACAGCTTGTTTTTTAACATAAACGGTTTCCTTACTATCAGCAGATACATCAGGAACATTCTCTATAGTTATATGACTATTTTCATGATTCTTAATAAAATTATCATGAATAGCAGTATGGTGTCGATTTACATCATCACCAACCAAGTGAAAGTCCTTAGCAGGAAAAATGGGACATCTAACCGCGTCTGTACACTGCGTACAAGCACGCAAATGTTCCCTCTGCCAATGCTCATCCCTTTCAAGGACTGCAGCACAACCCTCTGCACTCAATTCAC